TGTCCAGTGAGGCCTTGGAGTGGGAGCACAGTATTTACCGTTGTTTCTACCCAGGGTCTCGAGAGTTTGCTAAGCTGCTTCGTTGGCAGCTTAACAATGCTGGGTCTGGGCGGTGTGATGATGGCAAGTTAAAGTATAAAGTTAAGGGCAAGCGTATGAGTGGTGACATGAATACAGCCCTTGGCAACTGCTTGATAATGTCATCAATGGTCCACGCTTATTGTCAGGAGATTGGTGTTAAGTGCTGTTTGGTCAATGATGGGGACGATTGTGTCGTTTTCATGGAATCAGCTGACTTGGAAAAGTTTAGCTCGAGACTAAATGACTATTTCACCAATCTGGGTTTCACTATGGTAGCTGAGGAGCCAGTGTACACACTTGAACAGGTGGTTTTCTGCCAGTGTCAACCAGTGTATGATGGCGAGAAGTACATAATGGTTCGCGACCCTAGAGTTGCACTATCTAAGGATTCCACTATTCTCACGGATATACCGAATCGAAAGGTTTTTCAGCGTTGGGCATCAGCAGTAGGTGCTGGTGGCATGTCAATGACAGGAGGTATCCCCGTCTGGGATAGCTTCTATGATATGATCGCGAGACTGGGTGAAGGGATGAAGCCACTCACCCACCAGACAATGCAGACAGGTATGGCCATAATGGGTCGAGGGATGAAGCGGACAAGCCAGCAACCAACTGAGCTAAGCCGAGTATCCTTTTACCGGGCTTTCGGCACTATTCCGGAGGCTCAACTAGCAATCGAGCGTAAGTACGCCCTCACAGTTTTGGGGTACATAAGTACCACATCTGAGTTCGTAAGTATGCCACTCTAACCCACCAAGGTAACAGGGGACTGATATCTAGCTCGTGCCAGCTTAAAGGCACATTGGGTCCCAACAGGTAATCACCCAAAACGGATTCCGTGCTAAACAAAATGCCGAACGACTACACGGCGTGTCTAATAGTTCTGTTGGGATGTATAGTCTCCGCTCTCATCGGGTATCCAATACCATGAGAAACAAAAATAAACAACGCACAGCAGCTGCGAAAATCGCTGCCCTTGAACGTCGCCTCGCTTCAGCCACGATTAAGGCAAAACCTAAGAAGCAAACACCATTTGGGACAACTGGAGGTATTATTGGTCGTGCTGCTGGGAGCATGTTTGGTAATGCTGATATTGGTCACAACATTGGAAAATGGCTCGGCAGTGGCATCGGATCCATCTTTGGATCGGGTGACTACACAATGTCAGGTGCCGCTCCATCTTACAATGTACTAACCAATAACAATCAGGTACCGCAATTCCAATCTACCAAGGCCACAAATGTCATCTGTCATAGGGAATACCTAGGCGACATTTCTGGCACAGCCGGGTTTGATCTAAATTCCTACCCCATTAATCCTGGGATGGAAAAGACTTTTCCTTGGCTGTCCACGATTGCCCAAAATTATCAGGAGTACCGCATACATGGTCTAATCTTTGAGTTCCGGCCATTGATTACAGACTTTGTGACGGGCGGGGCTCCTGGTGTTGTCATTATGGCCACAAACTACAATGCCGACGCTCCCCTCTATACATCCAAGCAAGATATGGAGAATTCCGAATTTGCCGTTGCTGTCAAACCAACCCTGGGTCTTATCCATGGCATTGAATGTGCAACCAACCAGACAATTCTACCACAAC